ATTTTCTTCATCTTTAGTTTCATTTTCTTCAACTTTAGTTTCATTTTCATCAACTTTAGTTTCATTTTCTTCAACTTTAGTTTCATTATTTTTATAATCATAGTTTATTTTAATCATCTTTTCAGCAACAACTTTTTCAATTATTTCTTCAATTTTGCTTTCAAAAACACAAGGATTTTTTTTAGTAGTGTGTTTGGTATAATGACCCTTTTGAGTAAATTCTTTTCCGCATTTTTCGCAACTATATTTAACCATTTTTCGTTGTTATAATATAGTATAATATTATATTTTTAAATCAATTTTTTATAATTAATTTTAACCATTTTTAGTTAAAACTCCTAAACATTCCTGAATTTTGAAATATATAATAAAATGTATTTTATATTTTATAAGAACTAAAATCGGCGTTTGAAATGTAAAAAGGTGTAAGACATTTAATATAATTATTTACAGCATCAATCAAATTTTCCATAGTAAAAGGTTTAGATAGCATTATATCTCTATATATATTTAATATATTAAATAACATGTTGGTTAAGTCTTGAGTATACCGGGTCTCGTGGGAGCACTTTGTGATGGTGCTTTACAGGGTGATGGGTTCTTCCATAAGGACTGTGTCTGACCAGTTGAAGGATGCCAAGGGTTGGTGTTCTTCCACGGGTTTGTCACAACAAATGGATTGGAGTTATGCCACCAGTTTTGGATAGGGTTCTTCCAGGGTGCTCGGTTCTTCCAAGGAATCCATATGTGCGGATCGCGCATCAATCTTTGTATGCGTGCGCGCATGTGGCGTGCCCCCAAGAGTTGAGCTACACAAAGCGGAATAGCGAGCGCAACTAGCGGGATGTTGTTCTGACGAGACGGAAGCATCTCTATATCTAATATTAAATATAATATTATATCATAATTCCTTTAATCGCATTATAATCGCGTCGTCTTCTACTGTATATCCTTCTATATTATTGCGTATATCAAAGTTTATATAGAGACACTCCGTTTTGTAAATATTCCTCCGCTGTCTTATTATTTTTCTATATAAGGACGCGTTTTCATTCTTCATTTTTACAAGGTTGTTTGCGAGTATTTCGTCGGTTATATTGCCACCGAACCAAATATAAAGACCTGTATCATAATCGTTTTTCAATAAATCTTGGACGTGTATATTATATGCCTCCTTGTGCAATTCATAAAATTCGTATAAGCGGGAGCGAATAAATTGCCAGAATGACAAGAGTATCAGATAGAGATCAGCGAAACACGCGAAATACTTTCCGTGTTCTAATGCCAAGATAATATGATCGCCCGTGTTATCTATATGGATATGCGACGCAATATTCCAACTGTGCGTAGATTTTTTCATAAAACTTATAAAGGTTTTCGCGATCACCTTATCTAAATACGTGTATAAATTAAGCGGTATCTTGATTTTGTTGATATTTAGGTGGTTCGCTATATTCACCGATGTTAGGTGTTTCTTATATAAGGAAATGATAGAACCTTCAGTGTGTCCCCTGCGAGACTCGCGGATATTGTGGACGTTGATATAGTGTGCGAGATAATGTACGAGATTGAGTTTCGGTTCTCCTTGATATGCGAGGAAATGCATTAGATTATTGTAATGCTTGCGATTGCGAATATTCGCAAGCAACTCCTTTAATACACTTGAATATTTACTTTTATATACGTGATTATAAATGAGTGTCTTGATGTCGTCTGGCAATTCCTCTAAATAGTTCGTTGTAAATAGACTCATTTCTTTATTTATTATAAATATCTTTTATGTGTGCGTGAATATAAAAAATATAATATAACATATAACATAATAGGTATCTTTTACTTGTCTTCGGGAGATTTGATAATCGTCGCCATAAATAGCGTTGCTTGTTTTTTATTATTTTCAATCTCTTTTTCTAATAGTTTGATAAGAGTATCATTATATTCGCAATATTCAACAATCTCTTGCTGGCGTTCAAGAGATGGGATGGGGATTTTTAACTCTTTAAATTTATTAATATTTATATGTCCTAAATTAGTTGAATATTTCGCCAATTTTTGTATATTTAATTGTTCGTTTTGTAAATAATAGTATAAATATTTTAACATTACCAATTCATTATTTTTTATTTTTACAACCTCTGTATTACCCGATGATTTGCCATTAACCAAATATACCTTACCTATACCGTGTGATAAACTTAATGGATTTGATGAATTGCCACCAGATTTAATAAACAATATATATTCATTATCATTGAAACAAAATGTATTATGTGTTCCAGATGGATTAGATACGCTTGCTTTGTAAAACGGGTATTCACCTGTATTTGAAACTTCTTTTGAGTTTGTATTTCCTTTTACAGACATATCACATATATTGTTCAACTCTTTCACAACATTCTCACCAAATATTTTTTGATTACTCAAACAAAACTTATTCAACATTTTCAATTCTGCAATCTTCTCATTACTTGTTTTATTTGCTTTTTCGTATATGAAATCTAAATATTTTACAATTTCTTGTTGACGTTCAAGTGATGGGATTGGGATTTTTATATTTGATATGTCATTTGTAGAAATATTAGCTTGTGCTGTTCCTTTTGCCATTTTTAATATTTCACTTTCAATATCACAACATAAATACCAATAATATATGTATTTTTGAAAAATACCTGTTTTTGCAGTTATTTTTCCAACACGTTGATTTAAGTAAGATTTTTTATCTAAATTATATAATCCTATTTTAAATGTTCCTGTTAATCCAATTAGTATATCTCCTTTATTTATTTCAAATAACTTATACTTACTACTTTCAGGAATGTATTCTGTTATTTTATTTTCATCAATAAATCCATTTTGAATAGATTTTATTTGTAGAATACCTATATTAGTTTCATTCTGTTTTTCATAATCTGTTGATTTGAAAGAATATCCATTTTGAAACTCACAAACTTCCCCAAGCGTCTTAACAACAACACCATCTTCATACTGTGTTTCTTCTGCTTCATCCTTCATATACTCTGTGTAATTTAATGAGTATGAATTGTTCGCCAGTTTATCGATATGAACTTCAACCAATAGATTTTTAACATCTTCATACGGGTTATAATCATAAAACTTAACGGTCGTCGTTTGATGCGTCTTTGAAAACTTGTAATCTCTACCAGTTTCCTTGTGCGTTCGAGAGATGTTTATCTTTGTTTCTAAAACATCATTGCCTTCTCGTTTCTTGACAAAGTAGAAGATACATGTTTTAATAGGGGTATTCGTGAAAACCCCAGACGGTAGGTAGATAACCTCTTTCACATCGCACGTTTTCAAAAGATATTCACGAATTGCTATAAGCGTTTTATCGGTTTTACTAAACAACTCTTTTCCATCTGGGAATACAACAGCACATTTACCGTTGATATTTAACATATGAATAATTGCTTGTGTAAATAAGGAAACCGCATTATCACTTCGAATGGGCGTATATTTATCTTTCATCAAACTATTATATTCGTCAAACTTCAAACCTTTAATCCCAAACGGCGGATTTGCGAGAATAGTATCAAACTTCCTTACAATAGGGTCTCGAATACTATCGCCTCTATCTAACTTCTCGAACATATGCCCTGATGTAATAAACATATTCGAAACAGCCAACTGATATGTATCTGGTTCTAATTCTTTGCCATATAACCCGTCGCTCTTAATAAAGTCCCAATCGAGTTTAATGTTTTTTGTTTCCGCTTGTTCCATAATATTTTTCAAGTATGTTATCAAAAAACCACCTGTACCCATAGTAGGATCACAACACGTTTCAATTCTACCATCCGGATAAATTTGCGGATCAATTAGTTTAACCATTATCTTCTTCACTGATGGAGGTGTAAAGAATTGCCCCAATACTTTACCTGTCATAATACCCTTTATAATTTCTTCATAAGCATCGCCTAAAATATCATTATCCGTATCAGGGAGTGTTTTCAATTTATTCATTATATTTTTATAGGTAGATTGGTGTTGAATGTCAAACCCTTTGCCTTCTAAGAAAATATTCTTCGTACTTGGATGTTTTGATAAAACATCGTCCCATAAATACTTCATATACGTAGTAATATCATCTTCTTTTACACCCACGAGATTACTAAATCGAACATATTGAAACAGTTTGGTCTTATGGTTTTCACGATTATCATCTTCAATATGATTAAAATCATAGTCGAAATTATCAATATCTATTTCCTTTTCTTTTCCGAAATGCGGTTCAATGAGTTTCAATATCAATAAATAAGACATGTTCCGTAACGCTTTTTCTCCCGTCAAACCTTCGTTATCCCTTAAAATATTTAGGCAACCATTCAAACTTTTAATAAGTTCCCCTTTCTTATCCGCCCTAACCTCTTTATCACGGTTCATCTCACGCATTTCGTCGAGCGTTATACAAGGGGCTTTTTTATTAATATGCTTGTCATAGTCGCATTTCTGGTTGAATGTCTTTTTACACAAGTCGCAAGAATATTGTTTGGGCATCTCTATATAAGCGAAAGTATTTTTATCTTTTTAAAATAAATCTGTCATTTTTTAAAAATATTCCGCAAAAAAGCAATAATTACTTTCACCCATCTACAAGATACCCTTCTTTTTATTTTGAGGACTTAGGATGATGATGTCTCGCAAACTCTTTACATTATAGTAATCCACCCATAAGCCGACGGGTGGAAATAGAGCGTCTGTGTTGCATAGTTCTTTACATATGATAGATAAATCTAAATAATCCACCTTATCAACACTATCCGCTTTTTTAAGTACGGATATATACTTATTTATTTTATTTTTACACGTTTCTAAATCGTAATATATTCTGTCGATACTTAGATAATCAACCCAACTCGTAAATTGGGTCTTATATAGTTCTTCTGGCTCGGCGGATAAACGAGCATCTTTTTCACATAATACTATATATTGCTCTTTGCTTTTACATTGCTTCTCTGCGATTATTTTCTTAGCCTTCGTGTATGTAATATCAAGTGCGATTCTCGGAATTGTTTTTAATCTTAACTGAGAAGTCAGTTCTTCGTCGTATTCATATTCGCGATCACCATCATCACCATAGCAATATCCATTATCTTCTTTCTTATTTTGCTTTTCAAAAGCAATCTTATACACCTTTATTTTATGTATTATCGTTTCATCCTCTAAACCCAATTGATAGATCACTTCTCTTACTTTTTTAAGGTCGTTGTTTTTATTATTATCTAACCAATCGACGCTACTTAATATTGGCAATATTATTTTTGCTTTCTTACCATTATTGTTTTTATCTTTTCGACTGGCTCTCAATGCCGATTGAACAATGCGAATATTCGATGTCATATTTTCAGCAAACACAACCGCATCCAACAAAGGAAAGTCCCAACCCTCGCCAAGACAATATACGCAACTTATAATGCCAACTTGTGCGTTCGCAAAGTTATTTATTACTTCGGTTTGTTCCTTCGCGTCCATCTTCCCGTTATACGTCGAGTAATATAAATCATGAACCGTAAAATAAAGGTTATCTAAAAGCATCGTAATATATTTACTTATTTTTAAGGAATTCACAGTATTGTTAGAATAGATTAGTAGATGATGCGAATGTCCTGTCGCTATACTTTTCAACGATGCGAAAGCACTCAAAAACAGTCTCTTATCATTCTCATCAGTAATATTAAATGTTGCCAAATGTTGCTCGAATTGCTCCTCCTTCGTAATGATAGTTTGTATTACATAATCGCAAATAATATCCTTGTGAATCGCCCATAACATATTTCTACTATCAATAATATCACCAAAAAACTCTCTATTATCATTCGATATACTTGTTCCACAAGTGTCGTCGCTTACATGCTTTGGAGTTGCTGTTAAAGATATTTGTTTAATGCTGGGGATATCTAACATCTTGATAAATTGTTTGCGTTCGTCGCCTTCGCGATTATCGTCGGTATGTAAAGCGGTTAAATGATGACATTCGTCATTTATTTTCATATCAAATGTAAATGATAAGATACGTTTGCTTACTTTATTAACCTTGTGTGCTGATGAATATGTAGTTATTATAATGAACCTTTTGTTTTCTTTCATAAATTTATCTACGTGTTCGACTGTTCGCGTATCGCATACAATTAAACAAGGGGTATTTACAAATAGAGCTAAACACGTATTTTTCCACTGTTTCAATAATAATAGATTCGGAACTCCTATTAATATCGTATTCGCTTGTAATTCATTCGTTATCCAAAGTGATAGCAATGTTTTACCAATTCCGCACGTTAATACAAGAAGCCCTTTATTATTATTCGCATAATAAGAAACCGCATTATCAATGATAGTTTGCTGATATTCTCGTGGGGTATATATCGTATCTGTATTATTCGTTATAACGATTGGTAGATTTGGTTTTGTTTTTCGCGTTAAATTTTCAATTTCATCATCAGTTAGTTTAATATATTCTATATTTAAATTATTGAAAATTGGTTCTAGAAGAACCATAATATTATTCTTGTAAAACTCTGTTCCACCATCAAATACAATATTATGCGCAATAAACATCGTTTTAAGTAATCCCTCAATTTTAACAATACAACACTCCGAAATTATTTGAAATACCATTATAAAACGCCCTCGCTTCACTTCACCGGTCGCATACGTTTTATCCCTATCAGGGATATTGCTCGTTTGTCCAATTTTACAAACATCGTATTTCTCATATGATTCATGAACACGAACGTATATATATTTAGCACAAGTAGCCATTGATTGGAATTTTATATTTCAATCTTATATCATTTTTTATTTTAATATTTTCCTTATATAGAATTACACAGTATGAGAAAAAGCAAGAGTAGCAGCAGCAGCAGCAAGAGTAGTAGCAAGAGTAGCGATCAAAGTAATCATTACTATCGCTATGGGGACGATAGCGACGACGATGGCGAAGATGCCGATAGTATTGTCGGAAACGAGAAGACTGCTGACTGTATTCGCAATCGCTCAAATTTCACGATACCCAAAACGTTTCATATGATCGATAAAAAAGATTTCAATCCCGACATGCTGAATGTGTATATTGACAACGGTGCGTCCCCGAAGTTGAAATTATTATTAGAACAAATTCGCTTATTAGACGAAAAAGATATGAAGGAAACCGGGAAATTACACAAACACCTTATATTCACTGATGTTAATCGTAGCACCTACGGGGCAAAAATAGTCGCATCTGCTTTAACCGCTAACGGACTACACCTAACATATCACACACAAGGCACCGGGTTTTCGATGACCGACAATAAAAAACTATTAAAGACCAAACACGCAAATTATGCGGTATTACTAAGCAAATCATTCTTTGACCGTCCAGTGAATGCGAAGATACGAAAAGTGATCCTGGATAAATTCAATTCGCGTCCTGACAATACCTACGGCGAACTTGTGCGATTTATTGTATTAGATCAGGGATTTAAGGAAGGTATCGATTTGTTTGATGTTAAATACGTTCATTTGCTCGAACCCTTAGCAGTAAATGCGGATGAAAAGCAAGCAATCGGGCGTGCTACGCGCTTCTGTGGACAAAAAGGTCTTACATTCCATCCGCGGTTTGGTTGGCCTCTTTTTGTCTTTAAGTATGACGTAACCATTTCAAACGAGCTACAAGATATCTGGACTGATTTTGATAATACAAAGACATTGTTTGAATTGTATATTAAAAATTCAAACTTAGATATGCGCAAAATAATATTCGCCAATCAATTAGAAAATGCCACCATAGATTCTGCGGTTGATAGAGATCTCAATAAACCTGTCCATCTCTTCTCTATTGATAGTCCCGAAGACATCGTGCTACGTGGTGGTGGTGGCGGTATCAGCAAGGTTAGCGGTGCCCACAAATCAATCGCCCCAACAAAGAAGATGAACTTAGTAAATATGCACGAATACATCAAAGAATATTTTTATAAATTTAAGTATCCTCCATTAAAGTTAGAAAATAAATGCACAGGTGGTGCCACTGGTGGTGCTGTGAATGGCAATATCGTAACCTTCACGCCTACGCAAGATTTCGTAAGGCATTATTTCCAACCTTCGTCGGCATATAAGGGAATATTATTACATCACAGCGTGGGAACAGGCAAGACATGCACAGCGATCGCAACTGCTACTACGAGTTTTGACCTTGAAAACTATACGATACTGTGGGTCACGAGACATACCTTGAAAACCGACATTTGGAAGAATATGTTTGGACAGGTATGCAACATTGATATTCAAGATAAAATAAGAAAGGGTCTTGTGCTTCCCAATAAGATCGTGTCCAAATCTAAGTATATGTCTGTGAACTGGATAGACCCTATATCGTATAAGCAGTTTAGTAATATGCTTTTAAAGAAAAATAAGATATACGATGAGATGGTAAAGCGTAACGGGAAGGACGATCCGCTACGCAAAACGCTTCTTATCATTGACGAGGCACATAAATTATATTCACCAACGGTTGCGAAGAGCGAAAAGCCCAATACCGATATATTAGAGAAGATGATACAGGGTTCTTATGACAAGTCGGGGGCGGATAGTGTTCGCGTAATGCTGATGACGGCTACGCCATTTACCGAGGACGGTATGGAGATGATTAAATTACTCAATTTATTACGCGAAGATGATAAATTCGAGACGGACTTCCAAATGTTTTCAAGAGACTACTTAGATGATGGATATTTTACAAGGTCGGGACTTCGTGATTTCAAGAATAAGGTTAGCGGTTATATCAGTTATCTAAACCGTTCACAAGATGCCCGTAATTTCGCACACCCTGTGATAAGAAATATATATACCGATATGTCGTATGAAAAAGTAGATATGCGTGGAGATTTGGAATTAAAAATGACTAAAAACGAAATGGCGAATATCAAGTATATTAAGAAGGAATTAAAGGAATTAAAGGATAAAGAGAAGGAGTGTATCAAATTAGCAAACGCTGCCTACAAGGTGCATGCCAAAGATATTATGACCCAGCGTAAAGAAGGTGAAGCGAAATGTAAGAAAGAACCAAAGGACAAGAAAGCGGCGTGCTCTAAGAAAGTTATGGACGAATATAAAGCTATGCTTGATAAAATAAATAATGGCAAAGAAACCGATTTAAATAAATGCGACGTTAAAAATACATCGAATTATAAGCGATTAAACGTTGATCTTGAAGATTATGATGAAAAGCGATCAATCATAAAAGAAAATAAAATAAAAATGAAACCACTGAAAGATGAATTAAAGGTTCTTAATATTAAGAAGAAAGATATTCTAGGTAAAGTTAAGACACTGCGCGAGCGTATTCGCCCGAAGGAAAAAGCGTATAAGCTAACCTTAAAAGGTATTAAAAAGAAATACAAGGATCGTAAAGAGAAAGCGGCTGCTGTAAAGGAGTTTGATAAGAAGTCGGCAGGATTATTAGCAGAATTAAAGGACTTAAAGGATCTGCGAGCGGACGCGTCTAAAATGAACACGAACGCGCAAGTATTTAAATATACGAACGGAATGAAGAAGTTGAAGAAGGTATCCCAGGTATACGCAATCCAAAAATATTGCTTAGGAAATGGACAAGCTGTATAATTTATTCTCTAATGTTAAATAAATATTATCTTAGTATATTATTAGAAACATATGAGTAGTTCACAACATTTAACGGACAAGGGTATATCTTTCCACAACGGAGAACGTAATAAATTACGTTCTATTAAAACGCATTGGGATTATGCTTCTAAAAAACCCAAAAAAACTCAAAGAGCTTCATTCAATGAAGATAATATAGCAGCAAATGCTCTTGGTGATTTTCAAGCCAGTATGAAAAAAAGAAAAGCAAGAGCTGAATCCATTATGAGAAATGCAGCAGAAACCCTTGTCAAAATTAAAAATTCTAAATATACAGGAGGAAAAGCCAAGGTATATACAGGACCTAAGAATGGAAAGTATATAATTAAGAATGGCACTAAAGTTTATATTAAATGTAAATAGTCAAAGCAATAATGTCCAAGTCTTAAGGAATAAATAAATTATATATAGGTGAATTATTGCAAGTTTCAGGACAATTAACGCCCGTCAAGGAAATCCACGATACGGAACTTCGCATTACTAGAAGATACATCGCATCGTACCTGCCGACTTTTTAGGTTAACAATTTACGATTCAATATCGCGATATCCTTACCCGTAAGGCAATCATCTCCTATTTTTTTATTGGAAAGTTCCTTTATTAAATCCTTGAAATATGTATCCTCTTTTGTAGGCGCGTCTTGTGATCTCTTTATTTCTTTACGTAATGCGTGATACATCTTCGCAATCGCTATATATTCCTTGTTTTTTTGAAAATCGTTTCCATTCACATTATACACGAGGATTTTACGCTCGTGCATATACTGTAATATCTCCTTATCATCGAATATTTCAGGTGCGAATTTATATTTACCAATTAACTTATCGTATATATCATATTCATAAGAAACGTTATACTTAGGACAGATGAGTTGTCTTCCCGTATATGCGAAGAATTTGCTAATAGTATTATCAATGAGGATGGTTCGGTTATTCAATACATATTCGCTAATTTTTTCATCCTTCAACGATGGGTATTTCCTAACCAATGATTTCATCATAATTGGAAACGTGTTCGCAATTGATTTATCTTTATCATATTTCATAGAGTGACTTGTCGCCAAAAATGGGCGATTTATTTTAATTTTTAAAGCTTTCTCTACGTTTTTCCCTAGAACTTGATTCGTCCAAGAATAACTGCTATTCGTATAGAAAAACACCTCGACATTTTTAAACTTCGTATTACAAAAGCGAATAAAATCGCTTACATACGGGCGCAATAAACCGTTCTTTAATTCATCTTGCATATCCAGCAAGTCGCTAGAAAAACATTTCGTATGTATCCCTTTCTTCTTACATATATTGTATATATATTCAAGCACATTCCACTCATATACAAGATTATCAACATCACCGCCAACGATTGTGTATTCTACATCAAAAATAATGATGAAAGGTAGTTTCTTCATACTGTCCAATCTATTATAATGAACCTATAAAAATTAAAAATAGTCTACTATAGTCTACTTCAACAATTTAACATTCAGCATCGCTATATTCTTATCCGTCAAGCAATCGTCATCTATCGTCTTCTTGGAAAGTTCCTTTATGAGATCCTTGAAATACGTATCCTCTTTTTTGTTATCTTGAGATTGTTCAATTTCATTGTGTATTGCGTGATACGTCTTGGCAATCGCTATGTATTCCTTGTTTTTTTGATATTCATTTCCATTTGCGTTATACACAAAGATTTCGTTTTTGTGTAAAAGGTCTAAAATATCCTTGTCATTGAATACTAGTGGGTCTATTTTATAAGTAGTAATTAACCTATCATATATATCATATTGATTCCAAAAATTATACTTTGGACATACAAGTTGCCGACCCCTATACTGAATAATATTATCCACTTTATCATCCACTAATATTGTCCTGTTTTGTAATACATATTCGCTGATAATTTCGTCCTTTAATGATGGATATCTTCGAATCAATGTTTTCATCATAATAGGGTAGGTATTCGCAAGTGATTTACCTGCTGGTAGGGAGTTCTCTCTTGTAAAAAAAGGGCGATTTATTTTAATTTTCAAAGCCTTCTCTATGTTTTTCCCAAGTCCGCCATTTGTCCAAGCATAACTGCTATTCGTATAGAGAAATACCTCGGCATTTTTAAACTTCGAATTACAAAAAGTTATAAAGTCGCTTACATACGGACGCAATAAACCGTTCTTTAATTCATCTTGAAAATCCTGAAAGTCCATTGATGAACATTTCGCATTGATACCTTTTTTCTTACATATATTAAATATACTTTTGATCACATCATGTTCTTTAGCTACTGTAGAAACTTTGCCGATAATTGCCTTATCTATATCAAATATAATAATAAACGGGAGTTTCTTCATACTGTCCAATCTATCTATTATAACAAATCTATTAAATAATATTCATAATTATTTTTTATTACTTAATTATATACTTACTATAAATAAATATGTCAGGGCAAGTTTCCTTATTGTCCGAAAGTCCAACCGCATATATAATACGTCGCAAGATAGCTCAAAAAATCACGTTAATACGCGACCACGTCTATCTACTTAAATATTGGTTATGTGGACACTTGCCTTTTCTCGAATATTATATATAAAGGTTACTTGGTTTAGTAAAAATCATCTACTAATCTCCTATCTAATCCCAAGATTTCCGCAATTTTCTTTCCGCTGTCTTCTCCAACCCCATTCCCAATAATAGGAAGTTTAGTAAGTGAAGAACAATACAATAATGCCTCCACAATGCTCTCTATTCCAGTTTCTCCAATCATATTCCCTGTTAACCAAAGAGTAGATAGAGACGTGCATTGTCCTATCACACCCGCAAGGATTGAACCACCTTCAACGCCGATTGAAGTATAGGAAAGATTGAGGTATGTCAGTGCGGGACACTGTGGAAGTATTCCAGCAAGACTTGAAACCCCTACAACACTAAGAGGATTACGACTAATATTTAGATCGGTTAAAGCATACCGTTTGCTATGTAATTGTATTCTATCATAACTCAATGTATTGATATAATTGCTACTGAGATCAAGTTGAGTCAAGTTTGTATTTTGAAGCAATATTTTATCAATATTTACTGTCCCGAATTGATTGTAACCGAGATGAAGAGTTTTCAATGTTGTCAGCGTTTTACAATTCTCTATACTCTCTACACCTGCCCTACATATATAATTGTTGCTTATATTCAGATTCGTACATTGCGTTAGCACTTTTACAAGTTGTTCAGTTCCTTCCGCACCGATATTATTAAAGGCGATATTCAATGACACACACTGTCCAAACACACCTATAATGCTAGCAACGTCAATAGCACTTAATTTATTATTATATAAATTAATATTCGGAAAACAACTACATTTTTCAAATACCTCTCTATAACTCTTTAATTGTATATTCATATTATCTCTCATATTACAAGGCAACACGACGCAACTAATATGGCATGTGGTAGCAAGTCTAATGATTTTTCTTGGGATGTCTGCGTATTCCAAGTAGTTCATATTCAATATAACTTCGGTAGGCGGTTGTATTTTATCAACAATATCCTTCACATTCTTTGATGTCATTCTAAGCATAATAGTCCTTCGTGCTTCCCAAGTATTATACCAGTCCGTCCTAGGAACGATTTCTAGAACTTCAGCAAATAGACAGCGTGCCATTGTTTCTTAATACTTGTTATTAAATGTTTAAGTAAATTTAAAAAATATATACATCATCTTCGCATTAAATCATCCTACGTAATAATCACTTTCTGTTTTGGCAATTTATAGCATTTGCTCTTCTTAATCTCTTTTTGATCAATTATGATTTGCAAGTCGTCGTTTGTAAAAACTTCGTCATCTTCTGGAATCACATTAAGAACATCCTTTTTACCCACATCCGACTTTTCCGCTTTCACATCCGCCATATTCTTTAATAATTCCATCATATGTTCCTCATCAATCAACACACGACTATCACCAGTTCCACAAGGAGGTTGCTGTCCAAGCATCACATTAGCGGATACCCCGTTCACCTTGTCGTATTCCGCAAAGATGCTCGCGTTTATAAGCATATCCGTAGATTCTTCAAACGATGACTTCGCAAGCGGTCCAATATCTCCGCGATTAATCCCATGTCGATCGATAGACATCAATTGTCCCTTATAGGTCATCGTGTCAATCAGTAGCGACATGTGCCGATAATTCATTGATCCCTCTGACACAACAGCGAGTAATTCCTTGTATAACGCATTGCGTGATGCCTCAATCCCAAGCGTCTCATATATTTCCCGAATGTCATTGGAAATTGTTCGCGTCGTGTCTATGTTGGTGTTCGCGAGGATATCAATGAGATTCGTTCCATCCGTGTCAAGAACCCACTCTAATATCGTGTCAAACTTGTTTGTCTCGTCATTGTATTTTGTGTAATTCTTTTTATTCAAAGATACCTTGCGAATACCCTTGTATCCTTTCAATAACACCTGATATACGATGTTATGCTCAATCGCCTTAATCGTCGCGATCTCGTCCTTGTCGTCAATCCCGTTTAACGCCTGTTCCGTCATCTTGATACGGAAGACGCATTCGTCAGCGTTATCATCGCTATATACACAATCAATATACTTGTCATACGAGGTTTTCAACTTGGTATAGATGTCAATCATCTTGAGTCCGAACGTATTCATCTTCTCCTTGTCAAAGACGAGACGCAATACCCACGGTGAGGTTGTTCGTGCCTTACAGATATTCTCGTCAATCTTTTCAAACTCCTTGTAGATGCTCATAATACCAGTATCCTTTTCAATGTTGGTATCATACATATCGTCGCTATCCCAATAAATCTCACTGTGCTTCAGGATATCGCTAAGTTTCGTGATTTCTATAGAATTCTTAATGTTAATCGCATTGTTCTTTGTAATGTCAATGCGTGGGTCATTAAAATCGCCATTTTCGTCCTTAAGCGGATTAATCACACAGGATACATCGTGTTTCATATAGATAATCAGTGTCGGTGTCTTGGTTTTCTTTGTCGCCGAAAGAATCTCCTTTAATCGCGGGACACCCGACGTTGCCTTTACAGCAGCAGCCGTCCCCGACACGTGGAATGAATCCAGAGTCATCTGTGTTCCTAATTCACCGATCGTTTGTGCCGCAATTATTCCGACCATATCGCCTGGTTGCGCGAGCGCCTGATTGAAATACTCGTAGATTTGCGATACAATCCAGTCAAAGGTTTCCTTGGAGAAATGGAAATGGACGATTAGTTTCTTAGGGTTCAAGTGAAGTCGTAGTAATATGTTGAAATACAACATACCCTGAACCCTGTCCTTCACATACAAATCCGCTTTAATCTTCTCTATCGCATCCAATACATAATCAGGGTATAAATCTGTCTTGATATTTTTAATATTCAGTGCTACCAAGCGTTGGTGTGCGATATTGATGATCCTGTCAAAAGGTATCGGGTAATTGATAATATACTTCTTCTCGCTATTAAACACCTTCTTTATCAAAAAGTCTTTATCTTCAATCATCGCTTCGTAATGCTCTAAGCATCGCGCGTATGTTTTGGCATTAATCGTTTTAAATGCCTCTTCCGTCATATGAATATCAAGATGATGTGGATCCTTGAGATTATATTCATTATCAAGCTCTATATTATTTTTATTGATTGTGTTAATAAATTGCGTCTCTATCTTGCACCCGTCCATCCCGTCTTCGCCGTAAATATACTGAATAATCGAACCTGTCGCGGTTCGCACAGTATTATCATAATTAATCTTTGAGTCCTCCATCGCTTTCACCAACCTACGTTGAATATACCCGGTTTCAGATGTCTTCACCGCAGTATCAATAAGTCCCTGTCGACCACCCATCGCGTGAAAGAATACCTCTTGGGGCGTTAGTCCGCTAATAAAACTATTCTTTACAAAACCGCGCGCTTCGGGACCATCGTCATATTTCGTATAATGCGGTAGTGTTCGGTCCGTAAATCCATAGGTGATTCGCTTGCCATCTACGTTTTGCTGACCGACACAAGCGATCATTTGCGCAACATTGATTTCCTTTCCCTTGGAACCTGCTTTCACCATATTAATCATGCGATTATTCGTATCGTCAATCTGGTCTAAACTGATTTTACCGACATTATTCGTAGTCTTGTCAAGGATCGCAATGATCTCACGCTCAATATACTCTTCGTTACTAAAGATACTATTATTATCAATAATACCGCGGCGGATGTCGTCTAACTTGTCATACGCTAGATTCTTCATTTCCTTAATTTTATTCTTTAGTGTCTCTTCTGTTTTTTTGTCAGGCACCAGGTCACTAATACCCACGCTAAACCCCGAAGTTAATAACCAACGGCAAATTAATCGCTGTGTATTATCAAGGAACTTGCGAACCTCAAATGGTCCGTAATCGTGATAGATCACAGGAATTAACCCGGTAGAAATATCGTGAAATGTCTTCTTGTCTAATGAACCCGAGTTCTCAGCGATCACGCTATTATGGACGATAAACTGCTGTTCTTTCTTATTCTTCAGGTTGATAAATAGTCCAGGAGGTAATATTTGCGAATACGCGTCTTTCCCCGAATACATATAGTTTTCATCGGGTTTCGCAAGTTTTCCTTTAAAATAACTATTCACCATTTGGATATTCGCGAGCGTCTTGTCTTGTATCCTCGTATAGTCTTTTGTCAATCTATAAGAACCGACAAGTGTATCCTGTACGACTTCAATAATCGGTTTGCCATCACGAGGAGCAAGAATCATATACGGGACCGCGGCGATATCCATTAATTCGCTCATCGTCTGGATATTTTGCGGACAATGTAAATTCATCTCATCGCCGTCAAAATCCGCGTTATAAGGAGGCGTATCCAAGACATTTAGGCGAAACGTCTGGTAGGGCATAATAACCACCTTATGACACATCATAGACATCTTGTGTAGCGACGGTTGCCTGTTAAACAAGATGAAATCACCATTTGTCAAATGCCGATGAACAATATCGCCATTCACAAGTTCCTCCGCGTTCTTTTCACGCTCTATGGAATGCTTTAAATTGATGGTACGCGTGCTCTTTTTAATGTATTTGGCACCAGGCCAAACCTCCGAACCTCGCTTCACTAATTCGCGCATCTTGTCAATGTTATAGGCATTCACAACCTCAGGGAATGTGATATTCACGGCGACTTTCATAGGAACTCCAAGTTCATCAATACTGATATAGGGGTCTGGTGTAATCACCGAACGTGCCGATTGATCAACGCGTTTTCCATTGAGATTACCGCGAATCCTACCTTCTTTCTTCTTCATACGATCTGAAACGGATTTGAGTTTTCGCCCGTTTCTTTGCTGTGCTGGTGCGAGACCTGGCATCTGATTATTAATAAACGTGAATACGTGGTATTGTAAAAGCATGTGAACATATTTAATTGTTTCTTCAGAATTTCCTTTACATATCTTCTCGGACAGCTGCTTATTTGTTTTGATAATATCGCTGAGTTTATGCGTCAAATCATCTTCGCGACGTTGCCCGTTTTCTTCAATAATACTAGGGCGCACAGCTGGAGGAGGAACGGGCAAGACGGTGCATATCATCCATTCTGGTCTGTTCCATTTTGGATTAAATCCCATCATCTCCATTTCTTTTTCAGTTATGCGTGAAAATATCTTGAGAATATCTTCGGCAGTGAATTCTTGAACGATTTTCTCCGCCTGCTTTTTATCCTTCCATTCGGCGATAATCTTCATTGAATTCTCTTTCGTATATTTTGTCGGCTGAACAGCACCACACCCAATCGTTCCGTCGTCGCCACATACCCGAATCTTTGTCGTTGTATTACATAGTTTGAAATATGCCTCCCATCGCTTCTGGTTATTCTTGATCGATAGGATCCTTTGCATGTCGTGTTTAAACTCCTTATCGGTATCTGCTGAAATCAAACATTTCGAACATTTAAAGCAGACACAATTCAGTAATTTCTTGACAATATCAAAGAACATCGCGTGAAACACTGGTTTCGCGAGTTCAATGTGCCCGAAATGTCCGGGGCAAAATATGTTCTTTTGCTCGCACGTACAACATATCCTGTTATGCTCCAACACACCCATTCGCGAATCAAATAAACCGCCCACAATCGGTTCGCTACCCGCATATGTATCGGTTTTCGTAATCTCTACGACGGAGCGATTCCGGATTTCTTGCGGTCCGAGAACGCTGAATTGTATTCCGCAAACATCTTGTATTTCGACCTTCTGGTCATTATAGGACAGTTCTGGATAAATTGACATATCTCTTATTAATAGTAGTTAAAATAAGTCGCCTTATGCTTAAACTATTTTAATAAAAAAATGAATCAGTTTTTATAATTTACGGATGATAACTTGTTGATTTATAAATAACACTTTAATCTTATCCGCGTAGAGGATCATAAATGCGTCAATTGCCGGCTTCGGATCGTCAATATGTGTTTTGGAACACGTCCATTCGTAATCGTCAAATATCATTAAACCGCCTTGCTTTAATAGAGAGAACGATAAGATCGCGTCTTCCATAACCGATGATGCCCTGTGATCACCATCAACATAGACGAAATCGTAATATCCTGTAATTTGTTTTAGGGCAACTTGACTCATCCCTTGTATGATACTCACTTTGTTTTTAAATTTTGATATGTTATGAGAAAATACATCGTATAAATTCGTGATATCCTTGTGATATCGCTCGTTTTCGTGGTGTTCTATAGAACCTTCAAACGTATCAATACATGTGATACTTGATGTATCGTTCGTCAATATATTCTCCAATAACCATACTGTGGAGCGCCCTTGATAACTCCCTATTTCTAAAAAACGAAGGTTTGGTTTCCCTTTAAATTCATTCAAATAGATCGTCCATAACTCAATATGGATTGAGAACCAATCTACCGAAAATATGTAGTCCGTTTCAGCAGCACTCATATACCCTTGCAACTTACATATTTACTTACTCTTTTTCTTATATAATATAGGTTTATATGTTTACAATAGGTCGCCACTATCCTTCTCTTTTAACATCTGTAATTCAATATCCTTCTCTTTTGTTTTCTTCAGTTTATAATAAGCTTCTTTAAATAATGTTCCGGCATCCTTAGTGGTAGATTGCGATAACAAACTTTTATCCGCGTTATACTCTGTATCCGCTTCGCTATTAATAGAGATTACCGGATGATTATATTTATCAATTAAATCAAATAGGAATACATATTGCTTGGCAATCGTTAAATGTGATTGCACCAACCGAAAAAGACTGTCGGTAAGTTGCAAGTAATAGGATTTATTAGTATATTTAATACACGACGATAAGATGTCATTTCGTCGTGTCTCCATGTAGGTCTTGAGTAATTCAATAATCCCGATAATAACCTTTGTATCGTCCTCATATTTTTCGCGCATGGATAGGGACACTAGGCACTTTATAAAATGGTCGTTGATATTCTCTAGGATGATCTCAACCGCCTTCTTCGTTATGAAATATTCGTCCATTTATTTCTTCTTATTCTTTTTATAATATTGTATTATTTATATGGTAGTAGCGAGCGAATCCAAAAGATAATATGGGTTTTCGTTGAGTAATCTATCGCGCAACTCCGTTTCCTCACACTCCTTATTATACCTCTCAATTCGTGATAAACAATATGAAAAAAAATGGGCAATCAGTTTACAAATGTAAAAATTACACATATATAACTTTATCCTATTCTCCTTATTCCTTAAATCATATTTATTTATTTCTCCTTTTCATAGAACCTCAGTATAACTCGGTTATCTCGTTTGTCTTCATAGACTCGTTCGCGCGGATAACAATTGTTATACCCTATTTTATTGCTATCCTTCATGAATGGCAATCCATTTTCGCAAACAATCTTGAATAATGCTCGGGTCTCTTTTGGTGATAAAGGCAACAGCGCGCGCGTATTTTTGCGCATAATCGCATAGAGTCTATCCAAGGATATTTTATGTTGCTTCGCATACCATAGATTATTTTGATAGATTCTTCGTGTCTGATTTATATCGCGCCACAAATCGCCGACGCGTATTCTACAAAGTTGTATTCGTGAACATCGGTTTTGTATTGCGGTTGCCATACTAATATTCCGCAATGTCGGTACTAGAAAGACATTTGGTGCGTTCTCTAATAAATAATCTAAGTAATAATGATATTGTGTCTGTCCCGTGTCGGTTTTTGTGCTATTGATCATATGGATCACGTTGAGCGCCTGAACCATTACGCGAATACAATAGGCATACGGATATCGCGCTCCATTATATGGTGTATCATATACGTTATTCGCGCAATATTGTTTTCCATATAGAAAGATGACATTCTCGTTCTTTATATCGCGAATGTTTATAATTGCGGATGAAAGCAGATCCTTTGGTGGACACTTATTGATTGTAATATCGGAACATAGGGTCTCTTGAGACGCATTCTTAATCAAATGGATTGCGTGCTCGATATGTCTCCGTGTAGTATGTCTGGTTTTATGATAATACATAAGTATCTCTACGATACAGTCAAACACGTTTTTAATTTCAGGAAAAGAAAAATTGTTTGTTTTCGCCATTCGGTATCTTCGCAACAATTCCTTTTCATTCACAGTATCTTTTTCTTTTCTACTATATTTAGTAATCATTTTGGTAATCTCCATACTATAAAAAATGATTACTAGATATCTATAAATTATCTACATAAATATAAATGAGCAAGATCAATAGTGAGTATATTCAATTAACGGATACTACGCGGTTTGTCGCAGGAGTTGATGAAGTAGCAAGAGGCACATTCATTGGTCCTGTCGTATCCGCTTGCGTTGTATTGCCACACACATTCACCGATGATAGATTTAAACAAATTAGGGATTCAAAAACGTTAAGCGAGAAGAAGCGAACCGAATTGACGGAGTTTATTAAAACACATGCGATCACCTATGGTATAGGCACAGCATCCGTAGAAGAGATTGACGATGTCAATATCCTACATGCTACAATGCGAGCGATGCATCGCGCAATTGACGAGGCGTATAAAAAGCATCGTTTCGAAAAACTATTGATTGACGGTCAGTATTTTAAAGGATATACGCCACCTGGAGAGGAAAACGAATTGCTTGACTATGAATGTATCCCGAAGGGCGATAAGCATTATTTGTCGATTGCTGCTGCTTCGATTATTGCGAAAGATTACCATACAAAATTAATAAATAGGATGGTGGATGAACATCAGGAACTTATGCTATATGACATTAAGAAAAATAAGGGGTATGGAACGCCGAAACACTTGGCGGCAATTCGCACACACGGAATTACGGCGTTCCATAGAAGATCATTTGGAATATGTAAATATATGTAAACTATTTACATTTTAAAGAACTCCATGATACACCGCATTGCTTCGCATATTCGCAACTAACCTCATTTTTATCCTTTGTATTTGTGTCTAATAAACCCAATACTTGCGGATATACAACATTACAAATTAAAGGCGCTTTTTTATCATATAGAGTAGTAACAGTAGATAATAGAGGCGCAGTAGCAGTACCTGCTCCTACATTATAATCGTTAGTTGCTATTTTAAGCGTATATGTATTATTTGAGTCGCTTAAATTAGGATTACTAGAAATATCTTTTTTTCCATATACTCCAGTAAGTTTAGCATATTTTTTAAGGTCTTCATATGTTGCTTTATTGGTGGGGTTTGATATTGGCTCTCTCACTATATAATCGGGTATATATGGGCTTGTAGTAGGATTAGTTTTATAATTAGTCGCTTGATTATATAATTTAAACCCTGCCAAATATTTATCATCAGGTTTGATAGATTGTTTCATTTTCAAATATTCCTTTGTAGTTCCGTATACCTTATCATCGTGTACGCAACGATATTGTAAATTGGCATTTTCTGGTTTATTTATTGAGGGGATGATATTACCTATTTTAGTTGTACCTTCAACGCCATTATTTTTTACGATTTCTTTTTTATGTTCATCGTCTGTAATCCTATCTAATTTCCAATAATCCGGACAGGTGATATTCATGTCACTATCCATATCAGTACCTATCTTTCGCGGACGAATAGAAAATATGGCGTTTAATAGATAAATTATGATAATTAGCGACCCCAATATATACGTTATTACGGCTGGTGCGAACTTATCGTAGATGAACTCCTTGCCCCACTCTGTAAATAATATAATCACGAGCAATAGAAAGGCGGATAAACCATATACGATGCATACTACGAAAGTCCCTTTGTATAAATCCAACTTTTCTTGCTCAAATAATCGCAGTTCTCTATCATTTGGTTTATAGTCCTTCGTTTCAAATTCTGACATTTATATTCTATTATTCTATAATATAATATATTATAATATTCTTAATCATTGTCTTGTTCTTATAACTTTGTTATTTCCAGTTGTCGCAGTCCTTTTTGCGTTGTTAAATTCGGTCTATCTAAGGGGACCGGGAGCGTGCTAATGTCCATAATGTATTTGTCCGATTGCTTAATATTCGATAGTATTTCGGGAACGCACCAATCAATCACCCGCGTATTTAAATCGAGAACCTGTGCTCGCAGATCATTTGACGTATTTTTGCCATATTGAAAATAAATAGACCGCATAATAATCTTTAAGTCAATGTCGCTTTGCTTCCCTATATTATATTTACCATTGGATAGATTTAGAATTTTATTACGAATACCTATTTGTAATAAATTCACATTATTATCCGATAGAAAGATAGCAGAGAGATCTGTGCAGTTCATATTACGCGATATGAGGTTCGTATTATTTTCCGTTGTATTCTCTGGCGCTGTTTTGAAGTTATAACTCGCAACCGCAGATACCGCATTTACACGCCCATTTAAAAAATCCATTTATTCTTACTATAGATATTTATTTTCATTTTATATAGTAGTAAGAAGATATGGAAAAGTGTAAAGAAATTACATTCTGTGCAAAAGAATTATTAAGAACCAACCGGATACAAGTTAGCGACGCAAACAAAAAGGAGGTAGTCGTCGTGTTATCAAACTATATAGATTTGTTAATATTTAATATTGTGGCTGTCGTATCGATCATTTGTGCGAATATAGGGGTTAAAAAGATTGTCTTACTGCATATCCATTATTTATCAAAGTATATTGATAAGAGGTGCTGTAATAAAAAGACGACCGCTAAGGGGGCTAAGCCGTCGGTAAGAATGAGTGGTGGTGCGTTCAATACGGCGGCATTTTATGGTGTCAGCGAACCTCGCTATTCCGTAGAAAACGCTGGTAAAGATTTGCTTACGATTGACTTTACCAGCGGAATGGCGCGAAATGCCATTCCTATGATGGGCGGTTACAAGACTCCTGTCGCTTGTTCCAAACTAGACAAGATAATCATACGGAAAATCAAGAATGTATTTAAATTTTTCGGGTTGTCTGTGAATAAAGAGGCGGTCGCTCATCTTAAAAGCAAATACTACACTATAGTTGAGGAACTATTCGTGTGTATAAAGAAAATTAAGGGTGATATAACCCCTGCGAAGCTTTCGCAAGTCATCAAAAAATATAAGATTATGAAAAATTGATATAAACTATAAACGATAGAACTATACAAAATGCCAATTATTACAATTGACGGGAATATTGGTTGTTACAAAACAAGCATCCTCAATTACTTTCATAAGAATTACAAACTGGCGATTGATTTGGAACCCGTAGATAACTGGACGGAATATTTGTCGAACCTTTATAATACACAGAATAGCACATATGATTTTCAAATCAAAGTATGGGTAGATCGCTGCTGGATACAAGAGAAGACGAGTACCACAGTATTAATGGAGCGTAGTCCTTATTTTATCAAGAACGTTTTTGTGCGCAAAGCATATGACGATACCACGATAAATGATGCGGAATATGAAAATATATTGCGTCTTCATAAGACGACAGACGATTTATGGAAACCGAATGGATATATTTATCTTCGTTCGGATCCGGATAAATGCCTACAACGAATGAATAAAAGAGGGCGTTTTGCGGAAAAGAATATAAAGTTGGAGTATTTACAGGAATTACATGAACTTCATGAAAAAAATTATAAACTAGCGACGGAAGCAAGAATGAATATTATTGTAATCGACGTAGAGAACAAAAGCATTAGTGACATTTGTAATGAAATACTATCATCTAACCTATACAACGATATTGTATGTTAATGACTTATCTCCCAAATAAAAAAAATAAATGTAACCCTTCTGTAAATTATATAAAGAATAGAGCCTTAAATATAAGGCATTATGATAGAAACACCGAATATCTTAGATCCCATTACAACGGATGATCGGAGCATCTGTTCCCAAGAATACGCTATAATAGAGTCGCTCATAGTTTTCATAGACTGCGGACGGCGACGAACTATGAATCAGTTTCCTATTATTAAATAGAAGCAGGTCGTTCATCTCCCATTCAATCTTTACAATATTGTCTTTTTCTAGAATGTATTTGCTCATAATCTCTCTATACAAATCGTAGCTATCCTCGCAAGACAACTTGTCAAACTTGGCAAATCGGAAAGGCGACAGCATCAGTGCTTTTTTATTTTTACATTCGTCCGTGTAAATTACGAGCGGTTCTCGGTGAATGATATTCGTTCTGGCATTAGCGGTTTGATGCGAGACAAACGTATCAATTACGGTATTCATATTAACGCGGTTATACCCTGTATAGTCGTAGTATGTATTCATAACGTCGGAATTAGAATTGGAATATACGACATTATACTCTTTCAATTCTTTTTTCAAAACACAATCCATCTTATCATATGCGGTCTCCATACTCGCAAATAATGTCTCACCGCCGACCGGTGGCGTTTTCAGCATATAGATACTTGATACAACGGGTGGTTTATGGTCTCCGATACCCACGATATCTTGATGCCATACCGCAGTATGTTTAAACGGACCGCTATATTTTAGAGTGATATCTTTGAGTCCGTAGAGGTCTTTGATATAGCAGTTTCCGCGAATGGCGACTTGTGGGACATAATCAACCTGTGAATTGTGAAACGGATGTACGATCTTGTTATTGCTATTAGGGTCAAATACTTTACAAAACTCATACAGCTCTTTTGGATTTAGATTTTGATTTTTAAACAGTAGCATCGGGACGGACTTGAACAACTTTGCCAATTCGTCTTTATCATATTCATTTGCCCGTTTCACATCAATATTACTGATTACCGCAAGATTCTTATGAAATGTAGGAAAGGATACTTTTAATGAATGTGTAGTGTGTGTGTAGTTTATCAGTATCGCAAACAGTATCATAAAATACGCGGTAGATGATATGTAATCCACATAATGTAGAAAGCGAATACCGCGTTCGATACGAACGTCGCGAGCGGATAATGTTTGATGTCTAGTCATTCTTATTCTTATTCTTATTCTTATAACTAAACTTATAAAAAGAATCTATCAATTTTTACACCTTTGGAGATTTACACCCTTGAAGATTTAAGAGTGGAAATATTGTTATGGCTTGAATAGGTAGTAATAGAAGTTTCATTTAATCCTAATACTTTTGAAAAAATTTTGCCAAACATCTTACGACTTTCAAACTGGCATGTAATAGGATTAGATATTATTTGCTTGTTATTGTTATTTATAGCACAAGGAATAATATCTATGTTGGTCATATATATATTATTATATAATAATAAATTATCTTTAAATAATTATTAAACCTGAATACTAATATCGGCGTTGTAAATCTCCAAAGGTGTAATATATATTACTCTTATATATTATATAATTATAGGATTTATATAAAGCCCTTTTTGTAATTCACAGTAATACTTCTCATCATCACGGTCATCATATAAAATACTATGTATATATGGGTAGATCGCGGCTGACAATTTTATAGATGCCTCCGTCGGTTCGCAACTCGGTATATTGGGAACGCAATAAATACTCGTGTTATTGTATTGTATGATTGGGTTCTGTAAAGTCATCGGTCTAGATTGCTCTGTTGTACCTCCTTGGTCTATTGCGACATCCATAATGATCGTTCCAGTGTGCGACATCATATCCAATAGTTTATTTGTAATAATACTGGTCGCCTTCATACCGTTCGTATAGATAGACGATATTACAATGTTGGAAAATATCAATAGTTTCTTCAAATTTTTTTCATTCATTTCATATGCTTTATATACGTTCGGGTTTCTCTGTGCGATACCTTTTATTTTCTCATAATCATTGTCGATCAAATTGATATGTTGATACCCTAAGCATATCGCTTGTTCCGCTGCAGCCTTCCCGACATTCCCCGCGCCTATGATTGTGATGATACTATATTTATTCTTTTTTCCTATATCCTTTAAGTGCCTGTCGGCTTTTAGCATTGCCTGCGTGCCAGCGATAATAGACATTGGAGACAAGATAGGATATGCGCCTTTTTCGTCCTGTATTGTTTCATATGCATAGCATTTCGCCCTGCTAGCAATCATCGCATGTATTAGTTCTACATTCCCTGCAAAGTGAAAGAACGCGAGTATCGTATGTCTCGAAGTGATATAAGGGTATTCTACAGGTTGCGGTTCCTTTACCTTCACGATAATATCGGCGTTTTCGTAAATGTGCTTTAGAGTCTCAACTATGATCGCCCCAGATGCCATATAATCAGCGTTGCTATATCCGGCATCTTTCCCTGCGTTCGCTTGAACATAGATGATGATATCGTTATTGTTGCGGAGGAGTCGCTTGATATCGCTTGGAACGATAGAAACTCGGCGCTCAAACTCTTTTTGTTCTTTCGGGATGCCTATACGATACATTGTGAATTCTTTTGATTTTATTTTATAGAATTATACAGATTTAATATTTATATGTAAATTCATATTTTTTCCAAAGTGAAAGAAAGCCATTATCGTGTGTCGTGGAGTGATATAATAGCTTTCCGAAGGAGGCGGTTCCTTGACTTTCACGATAATATCAGCATTATCATAAACATCCTTTAGTGTATTTACAATAGTCGCCCCAGAAGCAATATAGTCTAAGTCGCTATACCCGGCATCTTTTCCAGCGTTTGATTGAACATAAATTGCGATATTTTTACCGTTGCTTTGGCAGAGACGATAGACATCACTTGGAATAATGGAAACCCTTTGCTCAAATTGTTCTTTTGTAATACCAATGCGATACATTTATGACAGAGGGTTATTTATTTATACAGATTTAATATTTATATGTAAATTGGCGTTTAACTTGTCATATTATCTAATGCTTCTTGTATGATGTGTTTATCTGTTCCACAATACGAAGCGATTTCAATCTCATTTCTATAAAACTTAAAATAAGGAATGGACGCTATATTATGATAATCGCTAATTTCACTTGCTTCTTCAATGTCTATCTTTAAAAATAGAATAGACGGATAAGCGACCTTTAATTCTTCAATGAAGGGTGCTATTTCTTTACACGGTTTACAGAAGGAAGCAGAGAAGTTTGCTACTACATAACTATTATTCTTTACATACTGAGAATATTCATCGTTTGTTTTAACATTCATATACTTATCTTTTATTGTTATATAGAATTAAAAATATTTCATAATTTTCGCACATTTATAAATTTATAAATATATAAAAAATTGATTCCTTTACTTAGTATATCTTCACAAACCAAGATGCCTGTGAAGAAGAAAGTTCAAGACGCTCCTATTGTCGCTGTTTCCGTCCCGGTGTCCGATAAAAAAGTGGAGGATAAATACAAAAAGTATGAGCTTCTAGAGCATATTTTGGCGCTTCCGGATACATACATCGGTTCTATTGAACCCCTGAAGATCACTAGCTTTATCTATGATGAAGAGACAAAAAAAATGGTGTCCAATGATCTTACGTATATCCCCGGGTTGCTTAAGATCTTTGACGAAGTCATTGTAAATGCGATTGACCACTCAATGCGTCTTCGTGCGGATGAAGCGAAAGGAAAGGAAGATATCAAACATGTCAAAAATATCAAGGTTTCTATTGACAAGGAGTCGGGACGGATTACGATTATGAATGACGGAAATGGCGTTGATATCAAGAAGCATAGTAGTTATGGCGATCTATGGATTCCAGAACTTATCTTTGGGGAACTTTTGACATCTACGAATTACGACAAGGGAGAAGAAAAGATATGGGGCGGTAAGAATGGCTACGGAAGCAAACTGACCAATATCTTTTCAAAGGAGTTTGTGATCGAAACAGTGGATCACAATAGCCGGAAAATTTATACACAAACGTTCAGCGACAATATGACAAAGCGAACGCCAGCGGATGTTAAAGCATCATCCAAAGTCCCCTATACGCAAATCAGTTTTATCCCTGATTATGAAAGGTTTGGTATGAAGAATATGTCAGACGACATTTACAAACTGTTTCATCGCCGGGTGATTGATGCGTGTGCAACAACTCCAAAGGATGTATCAGTATATTTCAATGGTGAAAAGTTGATGATCAAGGATTTTGAGAAATATTGCGAGTTATTCCTAGATAAAAAGGAACAACCTTTCGTTTATGAGGCTTGCGGTGAACGATGGGAAGTTGTCGCGTCTATTTCAAGTTCAGGGTCATTTGAGTTCTTGTCTTTTGTGAATGGAATCAATACGATTAAAGGTGGTAAGCATATTGAATACATTACCAATATGATTACAAAAAATCTCGTAGATATGACGCTTACAAAGAAGAAGAAAACCGTCAAGACACAGCATATTAAAGACAATCTCTTTGTGTTTGTGAAGGCGTTGATTGTGAATCCTAGTTTTGACTCGCAAAGCAAGGAAACGCTAACTACACCGGTTGCGAAGTTCGGGTCTAAGTGTGAATTGAGCGAGAAGTTTTATGATAAACTATTTAAAATTGGTATTGTAGATAAGGCACTCAGTATTACCGAGTTTTACGACAAGAAGAAGTTGGTGAAAACGGATGGCAAGAAATTATCGCGGATTATTGTTCCTAAGTTGGATGACGCAAACTTTGCGGGTACAAAGCAGAGCGCAGAATGTACCTTGATTTTAACAGAGGGGGATTCCGCGAAAACGATGGCTATTTCTGGATTAAGTGTGATAGGTCGAGACAAATATGGAGTGTTTCCTTTGCGTGGTAAAATATTGAATGTGAAGGACGCGACGCTACAAAAGATTTCAGACAATAATGAGATAACCGCCATAAAGAAGATTATGGGATTAGAGCAAAATAAGAAATATACCGATTTGAGCCAATTGAGATATGGGTCTATTATGATTATGACGGATCAGGATCACGACGGGAGTCATATCAAGGGACTTATCTTTAACATCTTTCAAAGTATGTGGCACGAGTTGTATGAGATACCTGGGTTTCTTACGTCAATGCTAACGCCAATCATTAAAGCGAGCAACAATAGGGGTGTAGAGGTGATTGAATTTTACAATATGTCGGATTACGAGCGCTGGATCGAAACCGACATTGCGAAGAATGGTTCGTGGAAGATCAAGTATTACAAGGGACTCGGTACTTCGAATGACCAGGAGGCGAAGGAATATTTTAAAAATATGAAGAAAATAACCTATAAATATGACGAGAATGCTGATGAGGTGATTGACTTGGCGTTTAATAAAAAGCGAGCAGACGATCGGAAGGATTGGTTGGCAAACTACGACAAGGACAATGTGCTTGATTATAAGAATCTTGAGGTGGATTTCAAGACGTTTGTAGATAAGGACTTGATTCATTTCAGTAATCGCGATTTACAGCGCTCAATCAATCATATTTGCGACGGTCTCAAAGAGAGCACACGTAAAATATTGTTTGCCTGTTTCAAGAGGCGTCTCTATACAAATGAAATCAAGGTCGCGCAATTGTCTGGTTATGTGAGTGAGGTTTCCGCGTATCACCATGGCGAAGCGTCGCTACAACAGGCGATCGTAGGAATGGCTCAGATATACGTGGGTACAAACAATATAAACTTGCTATCACCGAATGGTCAATTTGGGAGCAGATGTCAAGGAGGACAGGACGCGTCATCGGCGAGATATATTTTCACATTATTATCGAAACTCACGAAATTAATTTTCAAGGAGGAAGACAATAATATTCTAAATTATCAGGACGATGACGGGCAACAGATAGAACCTGAGTTTTATATTCCTGTAATTCCAATGGTTCTTGTGAATGGTGGTATTGGCATCGGTACTGGGTATTCTACGAACATCCCGCAATTCAACCCTACTGAGATTATTGAGGCATGCAAGTATATATGCGAAGCAATTAAATTAGCGGATTTAAATGGAGACACAGAGGAAGGGATCGATAATATCTATGAGACGATTGATATTATAGAGATTGCGGAAATGGTTCCGTATTACTTGGGATTTAACGGGACGATCCGAAAGACGGAGAATAACTCCTATGCTAGCAAAGGTGTATATAAGTGGGTAGATAATGAGACGATCGAGATAACCGAGTTGCCGATTGGGACTTGGACGGAAGACTATAAGGATTTTCTAGAGACGATGATTACGAATGGATTACATAATCTTAAATATATTGAGAATCATTATACGTCAAAGAATGTAAAGTTTATACTACATTTTAACGGGAATGTTCGCGATACGCTTGAGGATAAGTTTGAACAATTGTTCAAGATGTCTTCCAGTAAAAATATGAGCATCAATAATATCCATTTGTTTAATAAAGGTGGGTCGATACAAAAATACGATACAACTACTGAAATCATCAAGGAGTGGTCTAAAACGCGTATCCTAAAATATCTGGAAAGGAAGGCGTATCAAATCAAGATATTAGAAAAGGATTACCTCGTGTTATCTGCGAAAATCCGGTTCATTCTGGATGTAATCTCTGGAACGATCCAGATTATGAATAAGAAACTCGCGGATATCGCAAAGCGATTGATTGAACTTAAATATCCACGCATCAATACGGATACAGGAGACACGAGTGATACTACGGATGATGCGACAGATAATAATAATAAAGATATCAAGGACTTTAATTATCTACTGAAAATGCCAATTTCGCAACTTACATTTGATAGAAAAATAATATTAGAAAAGGAGGTGGATGAACTTAGTAAAAATCTTGTGAATTTGCGTAATAATCGCATTGAAGACTTGTGGATGAATGATTTGATTGAACTTGAAACCGCGTGGAACGAACATCGTAGCGCCATAATAAAAGAATATGACAATGATCGTAAAGGTATTGTAGAACCGAAAGCAGGCAAGAAAAAGGCAAAAAAATAAATAAATACATTGTCTTATTATTCTATACTAATTATCCTTTTCTTTTATACTTTGATAACATTTTTTCAATTTTATTTATTTCATCATCACGCAATTTTTTTATTTCTATTTTTCGTTTTCGTTCCTCTGATATTGCTCGTTTTCGTTCCTCTGATATTGCTCGTTTTCGTTCATCTGATATTGCTCGTTTTCGTTCCTCTGATATTGCTCGTGCTTCAAAATATTTTTGTATATCATCTTCTTTTTCTATAGAAGTATCCACCGAAGTATCCACCGTGGCAATTTTTTTGCGTACATAGATTAAGATACGATCCCCGAAGCCAAAATTAAAGCATAATTCATTATCATCAAAGTCATTTTCTTTAAGTATATCTGGAATACATTTTTCGGTGTTTAGACAAAAGCTATTGTCTCCTCTTCTAATATTCCAATCGAATTTCATAAGTTCACAAGGTATATTTCGTGTTATTTCTTTATTTGCCATCACAGGATCCATACTTTCCCTTGCCCATCCGTTATACAAAAATTTCTCCCTTTTACAAGTTATTCCAGCGATCGTGTGTCCATGGTCCTTTCTTATATTAAAATTTAATAATATTACAGAATCTAAGTTATACTCTGAGCCTTGATATTTTATTTTATCACGCATAGATGTTAGATTTTCCTTTGTATCACCTTCATTTATTATCGTATGAGGAAATTTAGTAAAGTAAAATTGTTTAGTATATTCGATGTTGTTGCTAACATTAATAATTAATACTTGCGGAGGGTTTATTTCTTCTTTCTTATATTTCTCCTCAATATCAAAATATTTGACTTCTTTGTTAGGAGTATAATATTTTTGAATAGATCTATTAACAATTCTATATCTTATATTATCAAATTCCTCATTCATAAATGAGTAATACAATTTGGAATCAAAAATACCACGACTATATTCATAGATTTTATAATCAACATTTAACAACTTATATAATTTCCCTATATAATTTATAGGTGTGAAACCACTAACAGTTTCCGGGTTATAAGGAAAGACTTTACTATTCTCCTTATATAATAAACTTAATATCTTACCAAAGGTATCGTCGCTAAACTTATCGTAATCCTCGCTTTCTCTACTAGTCTTCAAGTATTTATCATCCAATACGTGTTTTAACAAAGTAAATAATTCTTTCTTTGTATTCCAAGTCTTCGAAGCGTTCAATAATATTTTCCGACTACGCTGACTGTAAAACATAGCAACGAATGTTGCCATAAACCAACATATCGGTCCTACTTGCTTTGGCGTTAGGATTCGAGAACAGATCCCTTTTTTCATATCTCTAATTAAACCAAAATAAAATAATGTAGTTGTAATTTGAATTTAGTGATACAAAAGCGAATTGTATCTAGATCATCTAGATGGTTTGGAAATAACAGAATATTACTGTAAAAAGATATATTATTATACATTTTAAATCTTCACTGGCTTTAATGGTAATCTCCTTTTATATTTTTTTAGTGGTGGATTAATTGTTTTATTTGGTGATATGCTATTACTTCTTTTTCTTTTTAAATTTATATTATATAATTTTAAGTTTGATAACATTTTTTCAATTTCATTCATTTTTTCAATCGCTCGCCTTCGTTCGTCTGATAACGCTCGCCTTCGTTCGTCTGATAATGCTCGCCTTCGTTCGTCTGATAACGCTCGCTTTCGTTCGTCTGATAACGCTCGCCTTCGTTCGTCTGATAACGCTCGCCTTCGTTCGTCTGATAACGCTCGCTTTCGTTCTTCTGATAACGCTCGCTTTCGTTCGTCTGATAATGCTCGCTTTCGTTCTTCTGATAACGCGATCGCTCGTGCTTCTGATAACGCTCGCTTTCGTTCTTCTGATAACGCGATCGCTCGTGCTTCCAAATATTTTTGTATATCATCTTCTTTTTCTGTAGAAGTCTCCACTGTAGCATCTTTGCGTATATAGACTAATACACGATTTCCGTAGCCGAAATTAAAGCATAGTTTAGTATCATTAAAGAATTTAAGTATATCTGGAATACATTTTTTGGGGCTTATACAAAAGTCAATATCTTTTTTAATATTCCAATTATACGGCATCAGTTCACAAGGTATATTTCGTGTTATTTCTTTATTCGCCATCATAGGATCCATACTCCTCCTCACCCATCCGTTATATATATACTTTCCTTTTTTACAAGTTATTCCCGCTACCGAGTGCCCGTGGTTCTTTCTTATATTATAATTTGATAATATTACAGAATCCAATTTATACTCTGCACCATGATATGTTATTTCTTCACGCATAGATGTTAATTCGTTCTTCGTTGTTATATCTTTAACTGTAGCATACGGGAATTTATTAAAGTAAAATTGTTTAGTATCTTCGATGTTGTTGCTGCTAACATTAATAATTAATACTTGCGGAGGGTTTATTTCTCCTTTCTTATATTTCTCCTCAATATCACTATATTTGAATACCTTATTACTAGTAAACATCTCGTAAATAGTTTTATTAACAATTCTATATCTTATATTATCAAATTCCTCATTCATAAATGAGTAATACAAGTTGTGAATATGAAAACTACGTCTATATTCATAGATTTTATAATCAACATTTAACAACTTATATAATTTCCCTATATAATTTATAGGGAAGAAACCACAATCAACAGTTTCCGGGTTATAAGGAAAGACTTTCCTATTCTCCTTATATAATAAACTTAATATCTTACCAAAGGTATCATCACTAAACTTCTTGTAATCCTCGCTTTCTCTACTAGTCTTCAAGTATTTATCATCCAATACGTGTTTTAACAAAGTAAATAATTCATTCTTTGTATTCCAAGTCTTCGAAGCGTTCAATAATATTTTCCGACTACGCTGACTGTAAAACATAGCAACGAAGTTTGCCATAAACCAACATATCGGTCCTACTTGCTTCGGCGTTAGGATTCGCGAACAAAACCCTTTTTTCATATACTTATTACAAATATTTATTTTATTTTATCTTTTATGTTCTCAATATTTATCCGCAAAATAGGACAGTGTCTGTTTTTTATATATTGTTACTGTAAATGTTTTACCTTTATACATCTCTATATACAATGTATTACCGTCGTATATTTCATTACATCCAATATCATCATCGCATTTCATATTATCGTAACTAATTGGCAATCGTAGCATAGTATTTTTATCAGTCGTCGTATAGTAATTCCATCTATCTCTGTGGTTATTTGCTCTCTTGCTAAATAAAGGCAATATGGTCGGTTCATTGTTGTCATTGGATGTCAAAATACCAACTTGCTGATATTCAGTATTGTTATCGTAGGATGGTAATTCCTTAGGATATACTGGAATCGCACTTTCCGCCTTAGGACACGATGGGCATACTGGACATACTGGACATACTGGGCAACGATCAACCTTTACATTATTGATGTTATCTTTTTCTTTGGTATTCGTATTATACGCAATATATAAGGTACTAACAATCAATAGCAATATTGAGAAGATAAATAGTAGGGAATATAAAGTATTTACGCTTTTTTTAGAAATCATCCTCTCCTTATATACTATATTTTATCTATTAAATTATTTTGTATTATTTGCTTGCGACTTAGAAAAATATGAAGGCTATTTACAGTTATGTAAATGATGGTGTTATTTTATACTTGATATATTTTAAGCAAATTATTTCTTTTTAGGCTTTGTCTTTTTTATATATTGGACATTATTACTTATACTTTTGCGGTCTATATAAACTTTTGAGCCATTTTTAATTATATATTTACCATTCTTAGGACCTGTATATACCTTGACTTTTCCTGCCCCCCCTCTTCTTCTTGGTGAATCGAAAGACGTAGCATTATAGGGTTCATAGGGTTTATAGGAATTATAGGAATTACGATAAATGTAATACTCTTCCATGTGCGGACGGAACGCCCGTTGACCGGTGTCTGCGTGACCTTGTGCGTGTAATAACAATTTCCTTTCGTATTCATCTTCCATCAAATTACGTTTTTTTTTGAGCATGTTATAATTAATACTTTCGTCTTTCAAATTATTATATACTTCTTGTTGTTGTTGTTGTTGTTGTTGTTGTTGTTGTAAAGACATATTCTAATATATAAGGATATTTTTACAATTAAATATATTTATAAATTTTCTGGAGCAAAAATAAGATGCATATAGGAAAATATATGTTTATAATATATAAATAATAATAAAATTTATAGAATGAAAATACTCGGTATGCTATTCGCAATAGCTTTGCTAATCGCATACATTATGGTAGCAGTTGTGACATTTTATTTGTGTACGTCCGTGAATGTAGGAGTCACCACCGGAAACATCTTTCCATTTTGTAAAACAATTATTTTATGAATAAATTCATCCCTTTACAGAAGATCCATTTTAAGGTTGGAAAGCATTATTTTTGAAGTTTGTATATTTATTTTTCTTTAACACCAAAGGAAAGTCCGTAGGTAATGTAGTCGTGTATCCCGAAAAATCGCGGGTTTCCTGTGATAATGTTTATATGATAATACCATTTAAAGGGAATAATAAGGATCTTATTTTTATTTAATAGAATCGTTGTGAGCGTTTGGTTATGATATGGTGTGTTGTTCTCGTGTTTTGTGAGCGGGTTTCCGAGCGTTATCTCTAGTGAATCTTCAGCATTCGCATAGATTAGAAAATACTTATAATGATTTCTGTTCCATCCCAAAATATTCTTGATAAAAACGTCGCGATCGATTATATTATATGAAAACCAATCTATCAATATATCATCTATGTTTTGAATACTGTCTTGGATTATGATGGGTTGTTTTTTATAGAGTAGATTGAAATCAAAATACATCGCTTCTACTTGGTATAATATTAGTTCGTCATAGAATATATAATACAGCGATGCGTATAGTAGCAGTAAGAAAATGAAAATATAGATATAATTATACATTTGATTTATTTTATTACGAATATAATAAAAACCACGATATTATCGCTGTAATAATTATTATTATATATTATAAGAGTAATATAAATTATTAGATGAATATTGAAAATACCATATCTTATGTATTCGTTATTCTCATAATTATTTTGGTAATACCATTGCTTCCCTATATAATATCTGTATCTACCACCGTAAAAAACACAGGCGGTGGCGACGACGAGGATAGCAACATACATTTAATAGACGCATATGGAACTGTGAGTAAAGATCTAATTATTTATAATACTTTGAATGAATTATATCTATTATGTAGCTATATTCCATTTCGTAGAGTCAAGATATGCACGGCGGATACGAGCAATGAAGATCTAATACACTATAATAAGCATATCGCAGAAGTTTTTGATACACTCGCGTTATTACAGATAAATCTTGATGCTGCGAAAGTGGCAATCGCAAAATTGAAAAAAGACGCATTTGATACGATATTAGTAAATAAGAGTGCGCGAGAGAAACGCGAACACGAGGAGTATCTTGCGAATATGACAGAATATGGCGCGAACTCTAGACACTCGAGCGACAATTTTAGACAGTGGTTCGTGATATATATAGATAATATGGCGTCATTCTTTAAAGCCGTATCTCAAGCTATCGCCTTTGCCGTAGATATATTTATAAAAGTTGTAAATCTTATTATGCCCGCAATCGCGGCGTTGCTAAGAAACCCCGTATTTGTAGGATTTTTAATATTGGTAGGGTTGATATTTTATATCTTAGGACTTATAAAGGACACTTTGGACAAGAAGAAAAACGCGAATAAACCAGTGGATTCGTCAAAGGATTCTGGAGATGATAGTAAGGGTTCGAAATCGTATACTTCTATAATCCAAGATATCATAGATATATTCAATTATTTTAAAAATATGCTAATGAACTTTAAAATGCCCGGATTTTATGGAACCACTGAAGAAGAAAACAATGATGTTGGAAGAATAGACAGGGCGCAAATAGAAGGCAAGTCGTATGACAACTTATCTTATCTTATGCTATCAGAAATATTTAATGGTGATGAAATCAAAACCTACTTTGGCAAGAGTGTATCCATTACGCAAGGTAAATATTACAATGTTCTTTTACCTGAAGGTAGATTCAAAGATCCCGAAATGTCCAAGATCAAATGGAAGGTTATTAATCGTGTTGATAACAATAACGAAAAGGTATGGAGAATAGATTGCGAACAGTTGGATACAATTGTTAAAAAAGACGGATCTACGATGCCTGTTTTTATTGGCGACGATACGTGTGTCATTAATCAAAAGGATTTACTGGCATATGATGAAAGTATGAAACCGAAAGAGAAAGTCGCGAAACGCTCTACAGAATATATTAAAGGTGGTGGCGATTAAAGAGTATCTTGAGACTGTTGAGACTTTGGCTTATTTATTATCTAATATATTTTTAAAGGTAATGAGCGTATGCAGTAATTTATCACTACATAATTATATATGTAAGGACGCTAGCAAGGCAGGTAGTAAGGCTGGTAGCAAGACAGGTAGTGTAAGTGGCGCATATTCTATTAACACCGCAAATCCACAATTGCCTAGAGCAGGAACCAATATTACGATTAGCGATACCGAAATTGCTTTAAGTGCGAAAGCAAAGAATCACTATTTTTTAGCGGACGAAAAAGCACATTGTAGCGAAAAGTGGCAACATTGGTTTTGTATCCCGAATTATCACAATCGCAACAAAATCAAGAATGACCCCGATACAGACACGATGACCATAGGTAAATGTTACACGTATTGTAAGACAGGATATACACCTGCGTTGAATAAAATTGATAAATGTTCTATTGGTGACGACGAAGACGACTTGTTGTTTAATCCGCTCGCGATTATTGCGATGTTTGGAACGAACATGTATAATAAGACAGCAGATCAAGTGATACCCGAATACGGTAATATACGTGATACGATTGGTATCCGTGGTTCGTATTTAAATGATTTATATCGCGTGAATAACAACAACGCGTTTATAACACGAGAACAGCAGGACAGTATTGTATCCAACACGATTGACGCCCTTCTACCAATTCGCGAAACGATTGTAGACCAGACATCCTATACCCCTATGGGAATGCCTAATTCTCCTCCGATGGGAATGCCTAATGCTCCGAATGCCCCTATGGGAATGCCTAATGCTCCAAATGCTCCTCCTATGGGAATGCCTAATGCTCCAAATGCCCGTATGGGAATGCCTAATGCTCCGAATGCCCCTATGGGAATGCCTAATGCTCCAAATGCTCCTCCTATGGGAATGCCTAATTCTCCTCCGATGGGAATGCCTAATTCTCCAAATGCTCCTCCTATGGGTATGTCTAATTCTCCAAATGCTCCTCCTATGGGTATGCCTAATGTACCTAATGCTCCTCCTATGGGAATGCCTAATGCTCCAAATGCTCCTATACAAAAAGCAAAGTATAAGATACAAGAAAAAATAATATTAAATATTATAAAAACTTTTCGTAATAAAGGGATTGACGAAGATGAACGAAATATGAGCAGGGCAATTATCGCGATCAAAGAGGACATCAAAAAGGCGACAGATGTATTTATACATAGTTATATTCAACAAATAAAATATTCTATGAAAAAGCAAGAGAAAGTGTTGTATAAAATTAAGAATTATGAGTTTGATATGTTAAAATTACAAGCTGTGTTTGGAAACGACAAGAACGACAAGGATAGATTAAAGAACGCGATTTCATATGCCAATATTATTATGAATTTTATTTGTAAAGAAGGCAAGACAAACGTTGACACGAGGATACGCCAGTTATTTAAATTTAACAACATTGTTCTCGCGAAGAAGGAAGAGGACAACCTAATCAAAATATTCAAGACAGCGTGCTATAATTGCTTTACTGTGAATTACGATGTATTTAAAGAATATTTACAAACGACTTTTGCGTCCGATGGAGATACGGTATTCTACAATCGCTCGGATGCAACGATTCAATACGGAGATTCGGTTTTATATACATGCGGTATAGCGGCAAGCGATCTCGATACAGTATCATCTGAATTACAATACAATATCCCTTATTACAACAACATAACATTTTACGATCACCAAATATTGTCGGAATATAGCGACAATGAAAAGATGTTTGTCTATATTCTCACGACATTTGGTATATGTTTAGGATTTGTCGTTGCTACCTGTATTATATACGCGATCCTTTTATATATTAAGCAACCGAAAGGGGCTGCGTTGACTAAAATCATTCATTATATTAATTATTGTTCCTTGTTTTATAGTTTTGTTACAAATATAATAATAAGTCTGTTTAGTTATCTCTATTATTACGTAATATGCCGATATAGCAATTCAAGTTATACGATTATAAGTCTATTTTTCAAAATTATAAATATTGTAATTATCGTATCTTTGTTGTCGTATTCAATGAATACCATATTAAACTTGTTAAATATCAGTTATTGCCAGGCATCAAATGATAATACAAGTAACACAAGCGAAGAGAATTGCGGGGATAGCGCGAATATGTATTATTATATGGTTTATTTGTATTTGATTGCGATTTATATCTATAGTATGTATTTAATGCGATATGGACGCACAGACACCGAGTATGATCTTCTCGTAAATGTAGATGTTGAATATCAACATTCATTAGACTACATACGTTTATTATTAGTTGAAAAATATTTAACAAATATAATAGCGATGTTCGCGACATATTCGACGAATGAACTTGGTATTGCGAAACAATATGTTCCTAATGTTCCTATGATGCAACAACCTATGTCTCAAATACCTATGATGCAACAACCTATGTCTCAAAGACCTATGACGCAACAACCTATGTCTCAAAGACCTACGGGTTCAAATCTTTTACCAGGCATGGGTGTAGCAGCATTAGGAACTGCGGGAATTGCTGGGGTGGCACTAGTCGATCCTAGCGTGGCTCTTGGAAAAGCAGGCGACATGTTCAACAATTCTGGAGATGCTATAGGCGATCCAAGCGAAGCACTTGGAAAAGCCGGTGACATGTTCAACAATGCCGGAGATGCGATAGGTGATCCTAGCGTGGCTCTTGGAAAAGCAGGCGAAATGTTCAACAATGCCGGAGATGCGATAGGTGATCCTAGTGTGGCACTTGGAAAAGCCGGTGACATGTTCAACAATGCCGGAGATGCGATAGGTGATCCAAGCGAAACACTTGGAAAAGCGGGCGATTTCTTTACGGGCAATACGGACAGTATGAGTGACTTATTTAGCAGTATCTGGGGAGACTAAAGCGAATCGTCGCGAGTGATTATATAAGAAATATAAACATTAGAAATAGTAAATGGATGATAGTAATATATATTTGCTAAATATTAAAACAATACAGGCTTCAACCTTTAAACAAGTAATAGATGCCTTGAAGGAAATACTTATGGATGTTAATTTGGAGATTGACGAGACGGGGATTAAAATAGTGGCGATGGACAATACACATATTGTTTTGATCCATCTTAAACTTGAAGCGGACAAGTTCGAGATATACGAGTGCGAGAAAAAGATATACGTCGGGATAAATATGCTGAGGTTGCACGCACTTATAAAAACCATTACGAACAACGACATTTTGTCTTTATATATTTTAAAAGATGACCCGAATCATCTCGGGATAACGATTGATAATAATGAGAAGAACTATAAGACGAATTATAAGTTGTCAGTACTGGATATTGATGTGCTTAATATCCAAATACCTCCGGTAGATTTTCATACGATTATTAATATGCCTTCGTCGTATCTTCAAAAGATTATTAGGGACATGCACAATTTGGCGGAGTTTATAGAGTTCCGCAACATTAATGACAAGTTGATATTGAGTTGCAAGGGGGACTTTTGCTACCAAGAGACGATTCTAGGAGCTGAGAAATCGCAAGCCATCACTATAAAAAAGAATAGTGGTGAAGAAGACCAAGAAATCATTCAAGGGATCTTCAGTCTTAAATATCTGTCGATCTTTACGAAATGCACCAACCTTTCCAACACGGTCGAGATATATCTTAAAAATAATTACCCTATTATCTTGCGATATACGATCGCGTCCTTGGGCGAAATCAAGTTATGCCTTTCGCAACAGGATATAAGTTAGACGAAGTTAGACGAAGTTAGACGAAGTTAGACGAAGTTAGACGGGTATTCTTTTTTATTATTTGAATAAATGTGTGCTATTATACATCTATACAAACAAAAATTGCCTATTATCGATATACTTTATAATTAAAGCAAACACCACAAACGGAAAGAAACAAGAGAACGATATAAACGAACAATGGATACGCAGATGGATATTCAACGTCGCGAGAAGCGGATCGAGAAATTGATTCGTAATGAAGAGCTTGAAGAAGCAATGAATAAATTACCTATCAACGAAAGGGCGATTATCAAGGAGGCTCTTATAAGAATAAAGTCTGACAATCATCGGATGTTCCTTGATAAACTTACAAGAGAACGTAATGAAAAAATTAGTGAATTTAGACGAGAACGAGATGAAAGAGAGAATGAAAGAAGAGATAATGAAAGAAGAGAGTGTAGTTTAATGGTGAATGTATGTATTATGTGTGCTGGTGCAGTAGGAGCAGTTGCCTATGTAGGTTTGGCGCTAATGAAATAAGGTATCCTAAGTAGGGAATCCTAAGTTTATATGTGATGTTATATATTTTTATAATAGTCTTGTCTCATTTTTCTTTTCGGTAGGTGTAATTATATACAATATATTATAGGAATAGTATGGAGAGGTTGTTAGGCTGCGAAGCCTGTGAAGCCTACGAATGCTAAGCCTAAGCCAATGACACCACCAAAACCGAAGGCTAAGCCAATAAAGGCTAAATTAGAGCGTTGTCCTAAGGGAACTCGACGTAATCCTATGCGAAGTTAAACATTGATAGAGTAGAGTAAAAGAAGTTAAGGTATCACCGTCGTAGCAACGGGCGCTTTTATTTTTTATATTTTACAAAAATCTTTGTAGAATACAAGGTATATCAAATAGAATGACAGCGCATTTGCGATCCAGCACCACATCGACCCCCACGTATGCGTTTCCTTATATAGTATTATGGATATAATTAGGATGGTTGTGATGAACAGAAGTGTAGGATACATTTCATCAATTATCCAGCGCACAGCAAGGAATGCGTACAATATTGCGATCGCGTATATATTGAGTTTGAACCAGTTCCACGACAAATGCCCGTTTTTACTTGGTGTGAATGAAAACTCAATGGTATCAAAAGGTATTACAATGGTATATAGGATCATGATGAATACAAAGTATGCTACCAATAAATAAGGGATCCATTCAGGACGTTTTTCTATTTTTAGGATATTGAGAATCGGTTGACAGAGCACGACAAACAAAGCGATTTGTGATAGCAAGCTGTTGGAAAATGTTTTAGTCCAAATAAAATATTCTATTAGTTGCATGATGACAAAGGACTGATAGAATATAAGACCTAGCAGATTCGTAACACCATTCGAATACGCAAACAATGACGCGAATGTACTGAATATATAGGTATTTAACGATACGGACGCGTTCCAACACATAATGTTTCTATATAAGGGAATCTATATTATTCTATAATATTCTAAGCACGATATGGATATAACAAAAATTGATTCTTTATCTTCTCATTTATTTCATACAATTCTTTCAATTCTTTCAATTCTTTCAAAATGATTGCTTCCGTATCCCCCGACGATGACTGTGACTGTCGCGAACCACAATACGACGATTCGTATGAATACACATACACATACACATATACATATACATACACATACACATATACATATAAGTAAAATCAATCATCCAATAGGGATATTAGATAGAGTAAAAAAAGCTAAGGTATCGTCGTCGCACTCGCATTTATTTTAGGATGCAAAATAAATTTAAAGTATATATTTTGTATTTTGTTTAGCGTATTCTTTAATACACATAGAATCTTGTTCATACATTCAACATAATTGGATGAGAATATGATATACTCATCATATAGCATATAGTTTATATATTTATTAATTTCGTTGAAAACACTTTGAAATTGGTTCATTGGTTCATTATAAATAAAATTATATTACATTCCTTTAAGTAATAAGGGAATTAAAAGTCGGCATCCAGAGAAAACTTGCGTATATCTGTATGTTCCTGTTTGCTTCCAACATTTGCCTTGCTATACTGTGAAACGCGACTTTCAAAGAAGTTCGTTTTTGACTCAATAGAAATCCTCTCCATAAACGGGAAGGGATTATTTGAGTTCCATATTTTGTCATAGTTTAATTGTGTCAATAGTCTATCCGCAACAAACTCAATATAGATGGACATTAGATCAGCGTTCATCCCAAGCATTGAACAAGGGATACTCTCTATAATAAAGTTCTTCTCTACTTCTACCGCCTCTATCACGATATTATGAACGACTTCTTGTGGGAGGCGATTCACGATCTTAGAGTATAGTAGCACCGCAAATTCTACATGCATTCCTTCGTCTCTACTGATTAATTCATTTGAGAATGACAACCCTTGCATAAGTCCTCTTTCTTTTAACCAAAAAATACTACAAAAAGCACCACTGAAAAACACACCTTCCACCAACGCAAACGCAAGCAGACGCTGAGAAAATGGCGCGTTTTCATCATTGATCCACTTAAAGCACCACTCCGCCTTCTTTTTAATACAGGGCATATAATGGATCGCGTCTAACGCTTCGTGTTTTTCGGCGGGTTCTTTAAAATATGTGTCAATGAGTAGCGAATACGTCTCCGAGTGAATATTCTCAATCGACATCTGGAAAGCATAAAAGAACTTCGCTTCTAGAACTTGAACGTCATTTAAAAACCGCTCACCTAAATTAATATTCACAATGGTATCACTCGAACTAAAAAACGCCAAGATTTGCTTGATGAAAAAACGTTCATTCTTATTTAAACTATGGAAATCTGCTAAATCTTTGCTTAGATCTAATTCTTCGGGTGTCCAGAAGCAACTAAGCGCCTTCTTATACATCTCCCACATATCATAATGTTCTATCGGGAAAATAGTTAAGCGTTCACTGGGTTCAAGAAGCGGTTCAGGTGGAACATTATTTTTAGACATTATATTATAATAACAATATATATTTATATACAAATTATTAAATAATGAACCTTATTTTTTACATTATATATTTATATAATAGAAGGTATACCTATGTTAAAACCGAAAGCTGTTGCTATGAAGACGAAACCGAAAGCTGTTGCTATGAAGACGAAACCGAAAGCTGTTGCTATGAAGACGAAACCGAAAGCTGTTGCTATGAAGACGAAACCGAAAGCTGTTGCGAAACCGAAAGCTGTTGCTATGAAGACGAAACCGAAGGCTGTTGTTAAGAAACATAGGAAACAATATGGGGGCGAAATAAAAAAATATGATAACGGAGATGAATATGATGGAGATTTGACAGATGACAAGAAGAATGGTCAAGGAAAAATGACGTATAAAAATGGGGATAAATATACTGGGAATTGGGAAGATGACAAGAAGAATGGTCAAGGATATATGACGTATACAAATGGGGATTTATATAATGGAGGATGGAAAGATGACAAGAAGTATGGGAAAGGGGCAATGACATATAAAGATGATGGGGATGAATATACTGGAGATTGGATAGATAACAAGAAGCATGGGGAAGGGACAATGACATTTAAAAATGGCGCGAGATTTAGGAATGACAATAGATACAATAAATATAAAGATGATAACTTTCCAGTTGATGATAAATATACTGGAGATTGGATAGATGACAAGATGAATGGGAAAGGTATTTTTACAAAAGCACCTGGTCCTGGTATGGGAAATAGAAATGGAAAAGAACAAATTACAATTTGCGAAAAATGGGTACTTAATGGTACCTTTAAAAATAATATTGCTACTAATGGCACTCTATCTGATGGAAATAAAAATATATATTATGCTAATAAAGATTTAATTCCAAGTGTTGATATTCTAACACTTCATCAAGCACCTAAACCTATTGAGACACCTATTGAGACACCTATTGAGACACATATTGAGACACCTACACCACAAGGGATTATGCCTCAATCATTTAACAATGTTCGCACGCAATATCAAGAAAAAGAAGAAGAAAGGATTTCAGCTGCTGCTGCTGCTGATAATAATATTAGACTTAATTATCCGCGTGATTCTAGTGGGGAAAAAAGACCAACGCTTTTTGATGGACTGTATGGAAAATTTTTTTAAATCTTCTATCTCAATTCGCAGGTTTTATTGGTAAAGGATGGATATATCTTTCTATTTTTATTGCTTTTTCTTCATCTTTCGCTTTTTCGTCAGTCATTTTTCTAATTCTCTTAAATATCGCAGGGTTTGCGGATACATAGCCCCAGTTAAGATTTCTTTCCGGATATCCATTTTTTCTATCTTCTGCTATTTCTTGTTCCTTACCTTCCTCATCTTTTATTTTTGCAAGTATCAAACTCTTTGCTCTTGGATTTTTTGATATTTTTATCCAATTTAAAAATATTGAAACACTATTTCTTCGTCTTAAATCATAATAATCCTCTCTCGATATAGATTTTTCTTGATTCATCCTTTCTTGTAATATTTTAATTGCTTTTGAACTAGGGTTTTCGGATAAGTGGTCATAGTTATAGTTCTTATCAAATTTTTGTCCTGAAAATTTTTCTATCAATTTAAAAACTTTAGGGTTAGGATTTTTATACATTATATACCAATAATTATTTATACTTGTCCATAAACAGTTTTCTATAAATTCCATTGCTGCCGGATTTGCTAATAATCTTATCCACATATTTTGATTATTTTCAAAATCTTTTTGTTTTGCGATACGTTTCAATAGTTCCATCGCTTCAGGTGTTGGATTATCCGCTAAAGAATTCAAAATGTTATATTTACGCTTACCTTTGAATTTTTGTAATACCTGTTTAACAATTTTAATAGCTTCTGGAGTAGGATTATTTGCTAAAATATTATAATATTCTCTTTTTTTGTCTTTATTTTTCTCTTCTTCCATTATTTTATTCACAAATTTAATAACTCTAGGATTTGTATTCATTAATAAATTATACCACAATAATCTATGCTGTCCTTTTATTATATTTTCTATTTGGTATTTTTTAGTAATTGCGTCAGGATGCTTTACTAATAATGACCAATCTATTCTAAATTTCATGTCAAATAGTAGTTCAAACACACCTGGGCTCGGATTTTCACATAAAGAATTCGTTAATTTATCTTTTGGTATTTCGTTTCTCAATACATATTTATATATTTTATCATCTCTTAATGGATATCTATATTTATCAGGTACTTCTATTTCTTCACGTAATTTTTGAAAGTGTGTAAAAACGTGTTCATATGCATCTCCAATAGGTAACTTTTTAATTACTTTAGCGAATTGTCTATTATATCTCTTTCTTGTACTATCTGAACTTTTAGAACTTTTAGAACTTTTAGAACTGTTAAAGGATAGTTTAGACATCGATTTATGAACCTTCTCTAATCTAGATCTAAGTTGTTGTGATGGTAATTGTGGTGTAACTTTTGATAAGTGTAAGTGCAATGCTGGTGTTAATGAATGTAATATCGTTCTAAGTTGTAAATTTTTTTTAGGTTGTTGTGATGGTAATTGTGGTGTAACTTTTGATAAGTGTAAGTGCAATGCTGGTGTTAATGAAGGTAATCTCGTTCTAAGTTGTAAATTTTTTTTACTTTGTCGTGATGGTAATTGTGGTGTAACTTTTGGTAAGTGTAAGTGCAATGCTGGTGTTAATGAAGGTAATTTCGACGTAGTTCGTGATGTTAATTGTGGTGTAACTTGGTGTGGTGGTAATGAATGTAATATCGTTCTAAGTTTTAAATTTTTTTTAGGTTGTCGTGATGGTAATCTCGATCTACGTTCAGAATACATCTATACTATATATATATATAATATAAATAGATAAAATCATATAAGGAATACGGTACATATATAAATATAATAAAAATAATTAACTTACTTTATTTTTTCAAATAATATTGCTCTGATTTATGAGCTTTGCTACCATGTCCGAGTCAGGTCCAAGGAATGACACTTAAGCTGTCACGTGCTTAGCACTCGCAGGTTCGAATCCTGCTGGTAGTAAATTATCCTTTTATAAAGGCAATATTATACATATTTTATAACATTCAATTAGAATAGTCCAGTAAATACCTTATTGATTTCGTGATAGATCGCGCCTTCTCTTGCTTTATCGCGGTCTATTATGAATTCCACGTAATCCGTATATACGCAAACAATATCGTCTTTCACGATAAACATATATGCGACATATATTAGTATAAAGGATACGGTAAATACAATATCGCTCGTTGTTATTTTGCGATTGATTATGAAAAGCAGGGGAATTATTTTACCCAGTGTATTAATGGTAATATAGTAGGTTAAAAGTGACCTCTCGTTCAATCGCGGGATGATGATAAACAGACTGATCGTAAAGAATGTTAACGCTATACTAATCAATATTACAGGATTGTATGGGGCGATCCCGATCAAATAGACGATGGTATATAGAAAAATCCATATTGAAAGGAATCGATCGACGGTGATTACGCGATTGTCCATTTCTTGTTCTCTACTTTTACAAACTATATTATTTTTTTATTTGGTGTTCCGTTTAATCCCAAGTGTGCTGATAATCCCGACTTTACGCCTGACATACGGTGTATGATTATTCCCAAACCAAGTGATGTAATCACGATAATTGCCAATGATACCGTATATTGAATGAATGTTCGCTCGCTCTGCTCATTGCTACTCAATTCCAAAGGATAGACCCATAAAATAGAATGTATGATAAGTGCTACGATCACTGTAGGTACCAAGTCAATTAGAGTCAAGTTTAAAACCCGATACCGTCTCAGTTCCTCCATAGTAACCGCCATATTATCTATCTTATCTATAATATATAAAAATATAGAGATTCTAGTATATATAATATATATGATACATTTTATTACCTATGGCGATAATGGGTTTGTCGAGACGAAAAAAAGACTCGTCAAGCAAGCGGAGAGTATAGGATGGTTTGACAGCATAACCGCGTATGGTCCCGAAGATTTAGACGAAGATTTTAAAGAAAAGTTTAAAAGTGTTTTGGAACTGCCAAGAGGTGGCGGGTATTGGATATGGAAACCATATGTAATTCATAAACATCTAGAAAAAGTGAAGGATGGCGACATAGTAATCTATGTGGATGCGGGGTGCTATATAAACCCTAACGGGCACAAGCGATTTAAGGAATATATTGAATTGTTAGAAGACGGCGTCACGAGCGACTCAGGATGTATATCCTTTGAAATGCCTCATCACGCGGAAGACAAATGGACGATCAAAGAGATCTTTGAGTATTTAAATATACACGCAGACAGTCGCGATATTAGGGAATCTGGACAATTCATCGCGACTGTCAGGATGTTTAAAAAGAACGCAAACAGTATGAACATTGTTTCCATGTGGTTAAAAACATTACATCAAAATCCGCTATTATTTACGGATCATTATAATAAAAATGAACAATGCGAGCGTTTTATAGACAACCGACACGACCAAAGCGTCCTTAGTGTTATTTGTAAATTATATAAAACGATCGTCTTGGAAGACGAGACATACTTTGAAGAAGGTTTTGGTAGCGAACGATCTCTTCGCTATCCTTTCTGGAAGACGCTATTGCGATATTAGATATAATCACCATATGAGAACAATGAGTATTCTCAATAAGAATTTATTTACTTCTTTATTATTTTCTTATATTCTTTGACAGTTATCAATTCTCCCTTATGTTTTATATATTCCTTTTTATCCCCTTGTTTCTTATAGATGCATCTTTCCTTACCGAGTATCACCTTCTTATGTATATTCTTTATTCTGACACTACCACCTATTCTAGAAAAGGGCTGTTCATATGTTTTACCGGTTATTAATTTAGATGTAGCTGCTCTTAATTTAGATGTAGCTGCTCTTAATTTAGATGCAAAATTTTCTCTTCTAGATACTCTTAACGAAGGAGAAACAGTAGTAGATAAGAGTCCTTCTTGTTGTTCTTGTTGTTCTTGTTGTTCTTGTTGTTCTTGTTGTTCTTGTTGTTCTTGTTGTTCTTGTTGTTCTTGTTGTTCTTGTTGTTCTTGTT